GGGCAGATTGGGGCAAGGCTGATTCATGCGACGTAGCGGGGAAACTTTGTTGGAATGATCTTTGTAGGGCTGCTGTTTCTAATTGGGCGGAATCAGGCGAAGTATTTATAAGAATTATTCGAGGTCAGAAATTCGGCAATAGTTCCGTTCCTTTTGCTTTGCAATTGTTAGAGGCGGATATGATTGATGAGGATTACGAGGGGAAAGCAGAAAGAAAGGGTTGGCAATGGAAGATGGGTGTGCTTTTAGATGATTGGGGAAGACCTCAGAAATACGCGCTATTGACTAGACACCCCGGAGATACCTTTTTTGTTAATCAACCAACCGACGGGAAAAAACATATTTTTATTAGTGCAAAAGATATTATTCATCTTTGTAAATTCGATAGACCCGGACAGACTCGCGGGGTGCCGTGGATGGCAAGTGCTATTCAAAGAATGCATCACTTAGAAGGCTATGAACAAAGCGAAATTATTTCTAAGCGTGTTGCGTCGGCACAAATGGCATGGATACAAAGCCCCGAAGGTGAATTAGAGGGGAGCGATGTAGAAGACGGTGAAAGAGTTTTTGACCTATCACCCGGAAAGGTTGCCTATTTAGCACCGGGGGAATCTGTTCATGTTCCTAACCTTGATACTTCAAGCGGACAGTTTGAACCTTTCTTGGCTGCTATGCTCCGCGCTCTTGCCGCTGGTATTGGATGCAGTTATGAAACGATTTCTCGTGACTATTCAAAAACTAATTACAGTAGTTCGCGTTTAAGCTTGTTGCAAGATCAAGAGGCGTTCAAAGCGCTTCAATATCAATTAAGAGAATCGTTTTTAGATATTGTTTATAAAGAATGGCTAGAAGTTGCCGTTTTATCCGGTGCGTTGCAATTAAGTAATTATCAAACAGAAACGAGTAGATACCATATGGCGCGGTGGATGTTCAGAGGATACGGATGGGTAGACCCCATGAAAGAAACACAAGCGGCCCAGTTAGCAGTAAAAGCGGGTTTCAAAACTCAGTCGCAGGTATTGAGTGAAATGTCTGGTATTGATTTAGAAGAATTTTTAATTGCGCGTAAAAATGAGATTGATATGGCTGAAAGTTTGGGCTTGTCTTTTGACAATGAAGTCAATACGTCGCCTGAAACTGCATCTAAAGTAGATACAACTACTGATTCACAGGAAGATGACGAAACGTGATTATGAAAAAGATCTAGTCCAAAGAGACTTTAATTTAGAAGTAAGAGAAGTAGAAAAAGAAGATCGCACTCTAGAATTTCCGTTTAGTTCTGAAGAGCCTGTAACCCGTTATTTTGGGCCGGAAATCTTAGAACACAAATCAGCAAATTGGGATCTTAAACGGCTAAATGATTCGGCGCCCCTTTTATACAATCATAATTTTGACAGGCCGATTGGGGTAGTTCAAAAAGCGTGGATCGATGAAACCGCCAAGCGTGGTTATGCAAAAGTAAGGTTTAGCAAAGAAGAGTTTGCAAGTTCTATTTATAGAGATATTAAGGACGGGATTATTAGAGGTATTTCGTTTGGGTACGTTGTTAAAGATATGGAGCAAAGAGGCGAAGAGTTTTGGGCTACAAGTATCGAGCCGTATGAATTATCGGTTGCAGTTGTAGCCGCTGACCCTACCGTTGGAATAAATAGATCAAAAGACAATACGGCTCCTTTAGAAACAACATCTAATATGTCTAAAGAGGAACGTTCCGACGTTTCAGCATCTTCTGATGCGCCTGTAAACCCTGTAGTCGAATCAATGACCGCTAACCCTGAGAAATTGGAGGTGCGTTCAGAAGTTGACACCCAAAAAGTGATCAAAGCTGAACGTTCAAGAATCCAAGAAATTCAAACTGTTGCTGCAAAATACAATCTTCAAGATTTAGGGGAAACCTACATTAAAGAAGACAGAAGCATTGACGAGTTCAATAAAGCTGTTCTTCGCGAGTGGAAGCCCGAAGCAATCGCACCAAAGGCAGACGCTACTGACATAGGTTTAACTCAAGCCGAAACACGTAGCTTCTCAGTTCTTAGAGCTATTGACTATCTTGCAAATCCTAATAGCGCTGCAAAGCGTGAGGCCGCTGCTTTTGAAATAGAAGCATCTGAAGCCGCCGCACAAAAACTTGGTAGAGCATCTAGAGGTATCACAATTCCTAACGAGGTATTTCGTAGGGATATGCAAACCTCACCCGATACAGCGGGCGGTAATTTAGTTGCAACAGAGCTTTCAAGTGATTTTATAAGTCTGTTAAAGAATGCGTCTGTATTAGCTCAAACAGGATCAACAATCTTGACCGGGCTTACAGGTAATATTTCAATTCCTAGACAAGGATCTCAGCAAACTAGCTACTGGGTCGGAGAGGGAAGCTCTGTCACTGAGAGTGATATGACGATTGAACAGGTCAACATGGTTCCACGTACCATAGGGGCCATGACAGATATTTCTAGGAAGCTTTTAATTCAGTCTTCTTTAGATGTGGAATCATTAGTTAGGTCTTCACTTGCTTCTTCTGTTGCTCTTGAAATAGATCGCGCTGCTCTTTATGGGCTTGGTTCTAGTTCTGAACCACTTGGCTTGCATAACGTAACAGGTATAGCGACTGAAAACGTAGGAAATGACGATCCTAGTTTTGGCGATGTGGTCAACATGGAATCCGATATTTCTGTTGGTAATGCATTAACTGGTTCTCTTGCTTATGTAACTAGAGCCAACATTGCCGGAGCGATGAAAGTTAAGACTAAAGATTCTGGTTCTGGTCGCTTTGTTAATGAAGATGGAGTCGTTAACGGTTATCCCCTTTACGTCTCAAATCAAATCGAAAGTGGCGACATTTGGTTTGGTAACTGGTCTGAATTGATCCTTGGTTATTGGTCAGGGCTTGATCTTCAAGTTGACCCATACACAGGCGGTGCATCTGGAAATGTTCGCGTTCGAGTTTTAACAGATGTAGACGTCGCGGTCAAGCATCCACAGAGTTTCTGTCTAGGAGCCTAGGTAAATGAAGCTTGAAGCCTTAAATTCATTCGGATTAAAAGGCGAAGTCGTTCAGGTTGGGGAGGTTGTCGAGGCTTCCCTCTCTGAAACAAGGCAGCTAATTAATTCAGGGCAGGCAAAAGAAGCCGTTGTCTGTGAGGTTCAAAAAGAGGAACCAAAAGCAAAACCAAAAGCTAAAAAAGCTAAATCAACTTCTACCTCAGAGGTATCTGACTAATGACTATTCAAAACTTAGGTTCTAAAGGGACCGCCGTTGACATTCTTCCAAATGACGTTCTTGCTTCAACCGCTAACGGTTCAGGCGTAGATCTACAAGGATATGAGGGAAGCGCTGCTTTCGTTCTTTCATCTGAAGCAATGGGCGCAAGCGTTACTCTTGCCGTTAAGTTGCAAGAATCAGCCAATAACTCTGATTGGAGTGATGTCACAAACGGCGCATTCACAACGACCGCGGCAAATACCGCTGCTTTTGAACAGATCGCGTTAAACGTTTCTGACCTTAAGCGCTATGTAAGAACAAATTCTACTGTTGCAGGTGGAACAGGAACAGGAGCCGTTAACGTCACTGCTTACGCTTCTAAGAAGTACACAACATAAAAACAGATGTCATTTGCTGATGACATTAAGAGCATGTTGGATGGCCCCTTTGGTGTTTCATGCACTGCGGGGGCTACCACTGCAAACGGTATTTTGGATGAACCCACGTCAGTTGTTGCGGGTGATCAGGTGTTAATGGTTGACCGAGTCGTTCACGTTTTAAATTCTGATTTCGGTTCATTAGTTGCTGGTGATGCTATTGCCGTTAATTCTGTTAATTACAAAGTACGCACAAACGAAAAAGATTTAGACGGCCTTTCTTGTCAGATCTCATTGGAGAAAGTTTAAATGGCTACGACTAGGCGAGAACATATATTAGACGCTGTAAAAACAGCAATCACAGCAACAACAGGAATTAGCAGCCGCGCATACCGCAGCCGCGTTGTACCATTAATACAAAATTCACAACTTCCCGCCCTGTTGCTTACTTGGGCAAGTGATACGGCAAGCCAAGAAACTTCATTAGCTACATTGAATTGGACTTTGGAATTTTCGGTTGCGTGCGTCGTGTCTGGAGAAACACCCGACGAGGTGGCAGATACTATTGTTGAAGATATGCACTCGCGTTTAATGTCAGATATTACTCTTGGCGGTTATGCAATGGACTTAATACCAACAGGAACAACAAACGAATCTATTGATTCAGAAAAACCCTTAGGCGTTGTTACTTCGACTTATCAGGTTAGATATAGAACGGCCAATGATGATTTATCGACTGTTTAAACCGTTTCAATAGTAAACAGTGTCTAATATGGAGTCATAGAAGAGTTTGTATTTAGGCAATGGCATTAAGAACCTCGCAAACCATAATTTGCGCTAAGGCGGAATCAAGTTATGGGAGTGACCCAACTGTTGCAGGCTCGAACGCCATCCTTTGCCAATCGATTGAAATTACACCGTTAACAGGTGACACGGTGAGCAGGGAATTAGTGCGCGGATATATGGGAAATTATGAAAGCTTCAATGCAAATACTCACGTACAACTAACAGCGGTTGTCGAACTCGCGGCGTCTGGAAGTGCAGGAACCGCGCCAGCCTATTCAAATCTTTTACTTGCGTGCGGTACAGCAAAGACAACGGTATCAAGTACGTCTGATACTTACGCGCCAATTGCAACGGCTGGAAGTTCAACAATTTATTATTTTATTGACGGGCAAAGGCACAAGATTTTTGGAGCAAGAGGAAGTTTCAGTATTAATCTTTCTGTTTCGGCAATACCAACAATTACTTTTAATATGATTGGTTTGTATGAGGCACCGGGTACCAGCGCAAACCTTACAGCGAGCTATTCCAACCAAGATACGCCCGTTATTGTTAATAAAGATAATACAACGGCTTTCCAGCTCCACAGTTACGCCGGGGCTATGCAATCAATGACCTTTGATCTTAATAATGATCTTGCTTATCGTGAATTAGTTGGAGGCACAAAAGAAGTTCAGTTTACAGACAGAAAACCAAGCGGATCAATTTCAATTGAAGCTCCTATATTGTCAACCAAAGATTTCTTTGCAATAAGTCAGGCCGGAACTCTTGGAAACTTAACTTTTCAACACGGACAAACAGCAGGCAACCGCGTTACTTTGACAATTCCTAAAACAGATATTCAAGCGCCAAGTTATGCTGATGATAATGGCGTGACAATGTTAAATATGGATTATCTAGCAACTCCTACGACATCAGGCAACGACGAGTTTAGTTTAAAATTCCATTGATATTGCTTTTATTGTTTAGGGGGTTTACTCTTACTATGACTCAATAGCATAATCTAATGCCCCTTGTCCTGAGTGACTCTAAAACTTATTTCTGGAAAATAGAGCTACAAATTCCAACTGATGACGGATATGAAGACGTTGAGTTTGAAGTTAAATTTAAAAGTATCCCACAATCTAAGCTTTTAAAATTAATTGCTAAACAACAAAAAGGTGAAATCAATGACGTTGATATTGTTAAAGAAATTTTAGTTGGATGGCGTGGAATTACTGACGACGACGGCAAAGAAGTTCCATACAGCCTAAAGGCAAGAGATCAATTATTAGATGTTGTTGGTATTGCCTCGGCAATTGGTGAGGTGTTTTTTGAAAGTAGAGTGAGGGCAAAAAGAAAAAACTAATTGAGGCGGTTGAATATATATTTAATAACAGTAGAAAAGATCAGGGGAATTTAGAGGAAGCGGCAAAGGCTTTTAATATTAAATTGCCTGAACGTAAAAAGGAAAAGGATTTTGGCGTATTAAAAACGAATTGGGCGGCGGTAGAACTGTTTTTAAAATGTCAAACGCAATATCGTATCGGAGGGTTAGGACAGGTTACGGGTTTTGATTATGCGAGCGTAATAGCTATGGCTAAACTTTATTCAGTAGATGATTTGCCATCTGTGATCGAAGATTTACAAGTCATGGAAATAAGAGCAATCGAACTTTTCAACAAGGAGAAAAAATAAATGGCGGCGGCTAAGTTCAACATGCTAATCGCCGCTAAGACAGCGGGAACCGCCGGAATAAAGCGCATGGGTAATTCTATGCAAGGTTTACAAGGTAGATTAAAAAATGTTCGATTAGCGGCGTTAAGCGTTAATACAGCATTTAAGGCAATGGCCTTAATTTTAACGGCTGGAACATTTACAAGGTTTGTAACTGGGGCAATAAATCAAGCTGACGCATTTGGGAAGTTAAGCAGGCAAACAGGAGTAGCAGCGGATCAACTACAAGCGTATGTAAACGCGGGAAAATTAGCAGGGGTTGAACAGTCAACAATAGAAAAAGGGTTAAGGCGTCTAGCTCAATCACAAAGAGAAGCGGATCAAGGTATTAAAACGTATTCGGAAAGTTATGAAGCTTTAGGCATTAGCGTTAGAGATGCCGATGGGAATTTAAAAAGTTCTGAAGTTTTATTAGCTGATATTTCTGATCGTTTTAGAGATATGCCAGATGGGGCAACAAAGGCGGCTTTGGCGATGGAAATATTTGGTAGATCAGGGGCGCAATTAATACCAATGTTGAATGAGGGCAGCGATGCTCTTGATAAATGGAATTATGAAACAAGTGAAGGTTTTGCAGCGAACGCGGAATATTTCAACGATCAAATAACAATGTTAGGTTTTGGCTTTGATGGTTTTAGGAAACAATTAGCTGACGCCTTGTTACCGACATTAAATAATTTATTGAATATGTTTAGTAATATTTTTTCTAGTCAAAATGATTGGGACGCATTGTTTAAGGGTATCGAAGTAGGTTTAAAAGTTATATCAAGCGCTGTTTTCACTGTTGTTGCTGGTTTTAGATTTTTATTAACAACAATTAAATCAATAGCGGAAGGGTTAGGAGAGTTAAGTCAAGGAAAGTTTGGCGCGGCTGGTCAAGCCTTCACAGGTGGTTTAAAAGAAACAAATGAACAATTCAAAGAAGATATGGCGGTTTTTGAACAGATATGGACAGGCAGCGAAAACGCCCCTGCTGAATATTTCAAAGAGGGAACTATAGAAGCAAAAAATTTAAGTACACAAATCACAAAAACATTTGGCGATCAAATGAAATCAAAACTTCAAAAATTTAACGAATCAATTAAAACAGTTGGCGAATCAATGTCTGACGTGGTTATTTCTGGCGTTAAAAAGATGGAAGATGCCTTAGTTGATTTTGTCACTACGGGAAAATTAAATTTTAAAGACTTAGCAAATAGCATTATTAAAGACATGGCCCGTATTGCGATACGACAGGCTTTCACACAACCTTTTTCTAATTTGTTAGGGAATATTTTTGGCGGTGGTAAAGCAATGGGCGGCCCTGTTGGTGCTAATAAAAGTTATCTAGTAGGAGAGAATGGCCCTGAAATATTAAGGATGGGAAATCAAAGCGGAAGTATTACACCGAATCACAGGCTAGGGGGTATGGGTTCCACTAGCGTTGTTGTTAATGTTGATGCGTCTGGAGGTTCAGAAGTACAAGGAGATGAAGGTCAAGCAAGATTACTTGGCAAAGTAGTTGCAACCGCTGTTAAAAATCAAATCGCAAATGAACGCAGGCCGGGGGGTTTACTTTACGCATAATGGCAACCTTTCCCTCTATTGAATCTTCTTATGGCTTAAGCAAAGCCAGCGCACCCAATACAAACACGGCGGCTTTTGGGTCGGGTTATTCTCAACGGTCAACGTTTGGCATTAATCAAAATTTAAAAAGGTGGAATTTACGTTGGGAAAATATTTCAGAAACCGATAGCGACACAATCGAAACCTTTCTTGATGCAAGAGGCGGAACAGAAAGCTTTACTTTCACACCTCCCAATGAATCAGCGAGCGCTAAATATATTTGTACTTCTTGGAATAAAACAATCCCTTACCCTAGCTTTGCAACAATTACGGCAACCTTTCAGGAAGTAGCGGAGGCGTAAAAATGCCAACTGTTCCTCAGTCGATACAAGAACAGATTCAAATGCTCGAACCTTCGGCGGTAATCGAGCTATTCCAATTACATTTAACGTTGGCAGTAAATGGAACTGATACCGTTTACTACTACCACGCGGGAACAAATGAAATTTATGGAAATATAGTTTTTAATTCAATTACTTATAGTGCTGTTCCTTGCGAAATGGATGGGTTCAAACGTACAACAACGGGAACACTACCAAGGCCAACTTTTACTATTGCTAATACTAATAGTGCTATCTCTGTTTTATTGGCTTCTTATAATCCCTTAAATGCAAAAGTCGTAAGAATAACAACGTGTAAAAAATTTCTTGATGCTGTTAATTTTACAAGCGGAACGAATGCAACGGCTGACCCGACCGCAATCTTTGAGGCTGATGACACTTGGTATATCGATAGGATCGCATCTGAAAATATGAACTCTGTCCAATTTGAATTATCAACAAGAATGGATTTATTAAATATCGCTTTACCACGTCGCCAAGTATTAGAACATTGCCCCTGGGAATTTAGAGGGACGCAATGCACTTACGCCGGAGCTCCGGCGTAAGTGCATTGCGTCCCTCTAAAT